AAGCTGGTAATATGTTATTCGGTGCTGTAGCAGGTCATATGCCCCTAGTATGGTTCAACAAATGGATGGAACCCCAACCTCATTACAATTCCCCAGGTCCCGTTGGTAGACAGCGTTACTCAGATTTGCGACACTTACGTTATTCCCTTTGGGATCAAGAAAACTTAGCTAATTGAAATACTTCTTGAAGTATTACACTTTTTTAGGAAAAATAAAAAACACGACTAGTTCCAAAAATTCAATCCCTAAAAAAAAAAAAAATTTTTTACTTACCCCCCCACCTGGAGTTGGAAAAAATTCGTTAAAGGATTGAATTATCCCTTCCAATAGAGTGTTTGGTCTATTGGTTCAGTTTCGCTGTCAAAGTCGATCATCTCCGTTATTCGTCTGTTGAGCTGCTCGATGTTGTCGTATGGTTGTCCGGTAGTGTAGTTTTTATAGATATCTTCTGGTCTTCCGGGAGCGGTGATGTAGATCTCTCTAGGTCTCCACCAGGTGAAGCCTCCTTTGATAGGTACTTGGATAGGATATCGATCACAGAGTCTGAGCAATTTCTGAAGAGGCCATGTAGCTGCTCTGATGTCATCGAGGATAGCAATTCCTTGACCAATGTATCCATCAAACCACTCTCCAGTTTCATGGCTGATCCAGTATCCGTCTTCACTTTCTTTGGCTTCTTCATAAGCTGTTCTTGTTTTTCCTGTGCCTGTTGATCCGTAGTACCAGTGGACCTTAGGCGGTTGTCTCTCCACATTTCCCAATTCATTCTGCAATATGGAGATGGCCTTTTGGAGTTGCGGTATCTTAAAAATCGATACCATCCCTGATTCCACCAGCTCGTGTAGGCTTTTGGATTGTAACAGCTCGTTCTTCTCCGCCATGGTGAGAGGTACCTTCCATGGGCAGATTCCGTATGTGATGAAGTGTCCATTCTTTTTGACATATTGGATTGCATCCTTTGGAGATTTGACAGATTGGATGTTGCAATGGTAAACCCTTTTGTCTGGCTCATCTTCATCTACAATATCAAAGACATCCATTTCGTTCGATTTGATTCTAATTGGTTCTGTGAGTGCTAAAAATACATGAATGTGTTCTGCGCCATCTTGGTGATTTTCCTGAGCTACTATGACGTACTGTATGATCATTTTGATTCTTTCATTGTTCTGTAGATTGGTTAGTACCCACCATTGTTGTAGTCCACATCTTGGATATGTAAGCAGATAGTTCTTGGATCTGTAGTCACGAACAGACATAATATTACCTTATCAGTTCGTGACTTTGTTGCCGCTATTTATAGCTAAAGAACTGCCTATCTCTATTTTCTATTTCGTTCTATGCCTATCCACGCTATTATTTCCCCAAAGTTTACCTATGGTCAAGGCTATAATCATGTTCAGATCCGTGTTACCGCTAATTCGACTAATGCTTGGAAAAATGGAATGTTCGATTATTCTTCTAGAACTGACACCGAAATGGCCCAACATGTTATTATGCCAAATATAGAATTTCCTGTTATTGGTAATGGTCATTCTAACCGTAAATCTAATCGTCTTACTGTTTCCTCTATTCGTGTAAAAATGAATTTCTGTATGGACGGTGAATGTTTAAGAAAGTTTAACTGGTTTTCATCTGCAGAGACTGTTACTGGTAGTTCACAACTTCCTCTCAATCCTCATTTATTCTTGAAGTTTAGATTGTTTCTTCTTTCTGTTGATGACGATATTGAAGTCTCTCGTAATAAATTATTGAATTGGTTTCTTGCTACTCATTGTATGTATAGATATCCTACTGTTGAAGAAGTTCTTAAAGGTCCTTCAGATACTGCTGTCACTGATACTCCTGGTCCTACAAGTGTTCATTCTAGTGTACTCAGAGTTACTACTGATTGGACTGGTAAGTTTAATGTTCTCGCTGATAGAAAGTTTACTATTTCCGCCAAGAATCCTCAATTTGATGTTGATATGACTATTCCTCTTCGTAAGGAGTTTGTATTTGATGAAAATTATGATGCCACTTCTAAGCTTTTGTATCCTAAATTGTATTTGTTTATCTTGCCTCCCCTTTCTTGGGAAGTAGATTGTGATGTTATGACTTCTTATTTCTGTAAGCACTATCAATCATCCTCCGCTATTGCTCCTCTTTGCTTCCATGTGTATTCCTGGACAAAACTTAATTTCGTTGATCTTTAAATTATAATGGCTTATTCTGTGTTCTTGAGAAAGCGTAGAAGACGTATGAGAAGACGTTATAGAGCTAAGAGAAGATATTATTCTTCCCGTAGGAGGCTCCGCTTCAGGAGGTACTAGATCATCAGCTAAACCCCCAGAGGAGAAAAAAGAAGAAGGTGTTATCCAAGTTTTTGTTAATAAGTTATTCCATAAAGGAAAAGAGAGTGTTGAAAAAGGTATAAATGGTCTAAAGAGAGAAGCTGCTAGATTTGGTGACTGGGTATGGAGAAAAGCTGAAGATTTTGCTTATGAATATTTGATTAAACATCCTGCCGCAGCTCTCGGTATTGGCGTTCCGTCTGCTGCCGCTCTTATTACTGCTATCAAAGCTACCAAAACAGGTGTTGCTCCTCGTTCTGTTTTTAATCCTCTTGGTCTTGCTCTTTTGCCCATGGCTCGTGGTGCCAAGACAAATGCTTATATCCACCCATTCAAAGTGTATAAGAATAGACAGACAAAGTATAATCCAAATCCTCCTGCTAAAGTTGGTGACTGGAAATCGCTTCCCTTCCACACCCGTCTTGCTAGAACAGTTGGTCCAGGTATTAATA